CAGCATGGTTATGCACTGGAAGCTGCTTCCGGCGCTGGCGAAATTATCTCCGTACTTCTGAAGCCTGCTGGCATTGCAGCGTAATTGAATAGCAAATAGGAGAATAAGAAATGCCTTTGCTGACCCCATCTAGCGTGCATATTGACCAGCCGCTCACCAATCTGACGCTGGCCTATGCACAATCGCAGGATAGCTTTATCGCAGATAAAGTCTTTCCAACTATCGGCGTAGACAAGCAGTCTGACAAGTACTACATCTACGACCGTGCCAACATGAACCGCACTGGTGACGTGAAGCAGCTTGCTCCACGCACTGAAGTTGAGCGTATCGGCATGACCCTCTCGAACAGCAGCTACTTTGCTGACGTGTACGGCCTCGGTATGGACTTCGATGAGCAGACCCTTGCTAACGAAGATGCTGCTCTGGACATCCGTTCCGCTGGCGCTCAGACCCTTGCAATGCGTCTGATGATCCACCGTGAAGAGCAGTTTGCTAACACGTTCTTCTCTGCTGGCGTCTGGACCGAAGAGTGGGCTGGTAACAGCTCTGCTTCTGCGTATAGCTCCAACACTGTAACTTACTGGGACGACGCTACCAACGCTACTCCTATTAAGGACGTAACGGCAGCTTCTCGTCAGATGCAGCTTAACTCTGGTGGCTTCCGCCCTAACACTCTGGTTGTTGGCCGTGAAGTACACGACGCTCTGGTAAACAACTCTGAAATCCTGAACCGTCTGAATGGTGGCGCTACCGTTACCAACACGGCTCTGGTTACCAAGGCAAAGCTGGCAGAAATCTTTGAGGTAGAAAACTACTACGTCATGGAAGCAGTCAAGAACACCGCTGCTGAAGGCGCTTCTGAGTCTAACAGCTTCATCGGTGGCACCCATGCCCTGCTTTGCTACACTCCAAGCAACGCTGGTCTGATGTCCCCTGCGGCTGGTCTGACCTTCGCATGGAACAACCTGCCGGGTGTAAACAACCTCGGTATCACCGTTGAGTCCTTCTCTGACGATGCCCTCAAGCGTCAGCAGATTGCAGAGATGATTCAGGTGAAGATGTCCTACGACATGAAGGTAGTTGGCGCAGACCTCGGCGTCTTCTTCAACGACCTGATCACCTAAGAGATTAGAGTATGACACCCGACTACTCTTCTCTCCCCTTCCAGCTTGACTGGAACCACCTAGTAAAGTCCCCGTTCTCAGCAGCGGGGACCGCTTGGAAACCGGGGGATGTCTTTGACTGGCAACGGCGAGGCATCCCTTGGCAGACTGTCCTGACGATGTTCAATCAGGGCTTTCTCCGACAAGAGCCTCCTTCAGAGGAACCTATCAAGGCAGTTGTCGGAGACGGCCTCGATGAGCTAAACTCCGATGAGCTTGCAGCTATCGTGGACAACATCAACGCTAAGGTCAAACAGTTTACGAAGACCGAGCGTGAATACAACACGAAGAAGTGCAAGGCTTCTACGATCACGAAGAAACAACGTGGTCATATTCGTACATGGCGTAACAGCCCTTGGTCAGATTGGGAGCAAGCATAGTGTCAGACTTTACCTACGATATTGACGACCTCGGCACCACCACTGCAACTGGTCGTCGGAACGCTGTACGGTTTCTCGTAGGTGACACTGACTCTACGGACGTACAAGCAAAGGATGAAGAAATTGCTTTCGCTCTTGCTCAGTCCTCTGACAATATCTATGAGGCTTCTGCTTATATTTGCAGAGCTATTGCAGCTAAGTATGCTCGTCGTGTTGACACTGATCTCGATGGCGCTCTTAGCGCTAGTTACTCTGACCTTCACTCCCATTATCTGGCTCTTGCGGAAACTCTTGAATCTGAGTCCAAGAAACAGTCGGGCCTCGGCATTAAGGCCGGGGGCATTAGTGAGGCAGCTATCTCTGTGGTGAGGCAAGATACGGATCGTGTCACCCCATCCTTCCGCAGAGATCGTTTCCGCAACCCACCGAACTACGATGGTTCTGCGGATTACGAGTGAGGAATAGTCCATGTCGTTTAATGCAAGTGACCTCTTAAAGCTGGTCCAAGACTTTGGCGAAACCCTTACACTCCGCAAAGTCACCACCGGAGGCACTTATGATGCTTCCACTGGTACTGTTAGTGGAAGTGCGACTACGGACTATTCCTTTACCGGATACTTTTACAACCTAGCAGAGGGTATTTCAGACCTCAATCAGACTAGGAAGGGCAGACGTGCCTGTGTCATCCCCGCCCACGGTCTTACTGCTACCCCTGATGATGAAGACCAGATTTTAGGGCGAGGAGATACGGTAAATATTACGACCGTTCGTACCATCTTGAGTGGTGGTCAGGCCGTCTGTTACCTCTGTGAGGTGTTTGACTAATGGCAGGTCGAGGCGTAGGCGTTGGTGCCAACATTTCCCCTAGCTTGCAACGAAAGCTGGACAGTATCAACGAGACCATAGCTGAGGCCGCAGAGTTTAAGCTGACGCAAATATCAGAAGATATTGTCAGGCTGTCTCCTGTAGACACAGGTGCCTTTGTCAACTCTTGGTCCTTTAAGGATAACCCCGGCGGCGGAAGGTCTAAGTCCTCTGCTGGCAAGCCTAGACAACGAGATCCTGCTTCGGAAAAGGGCAAAGCCCTGAGAAACCTCGCTAACGACATCGAGTTAGCTTTTGGCGAGGGCAGCGTAGGTGGCCCGGTAAGACCCGGCATTGAGATCGAGGTAGGACGATACTACTTCCTCAATGGAGCGCCTCACGCTACCAAGGTGGACCTTAAGTCTGGGATAGTAGCACAGATCGAGAACTTGCATGGCTAGTATCTATCGTGACATTCGAGCAGCCCTAGAAACTAAACTAGCCGCTGTCTCCGGCATCCCGGCTATTTCCTACGAGAACGTCTCTTTCGACCGTGCTAACGGCACTTCGTATGTTGAGACTAGCTTCCTACCTACTTTGCGTAGACCCGCTGTACGAGGCTTAAACCCCCAGCAACGCTATCAAGGGGTTTTCCGTATTGTCTGCTACGCACCAGAGGGCAAAGGTCCGGGTGCAGCAGACGAGATTGCTGATAAGGTACTTAATGCCTTTGAGGCTGCTACAGATGTCTCTTACACCAACAGTGATGACGAGACGTTTGTTGTGTCTATCGACTATGCCGAACGAGAAGGTGGCGGGTTAGACACTCCGTTTTATTTTGTGCCGGTCAACATCGGCTTCTATATCTATAACTAAGGAGGAAGCAGATGGCTTTCGCACAAGGTTCTCGTTCTGGTTTGTCTTTCCTCACGGAAAGCACCTTCGGAACTACTCCATCGGGTAACTTTGCCCGTCTCCCTTTTACCTCTCACTCGCTGAACCTGACCAAGGAACGAGTAGCTGGTAACGACATTCAGCCAGACCGCATGGCCCGTGTGGATCGTCATGGCAACCGTTCTGCTGCTGGTGACATTTCGGTAGACCTTCGTGATGGCACTTACGACGCATTCCTTGAGTCTGCTATGCTGAACTCGTTTAGCACTAACGTCCTCAAGGTTGGCACTACGCCCAAGTTCTTTTCCATCGAGGACTATGCTGCTGACATCGACCAGTCACGCCTGTTTACGGGCATGACCGTATCGACTATGGGGGTTTCTATGGCCCCTAACCAGATGGTGACTGCTACCTTCGGGATGGTTGGCAAGAACATGACTGTTGGTGCTACAGAAAAGACTGTAGATGCAGACACCATTGCAGAGCCATTCGATGCTTACTCTGGCGACATTAAGATTGCTGACGATGGTACGTCTACCATTCAGGCGTCCACTGCACTCTCGATTGTAACCAGTGTAGACTTTACTGTAACCAACTCTTTTGCTCCTACCTTTGTTGTAGGCGACGACTCTGCTCCACAGCTTGAGTTTGGCCGTGCAGAAGTAGAAGGCACTATCACTGCATACTTCGAGGATGCTACCTTGCTGAACCGCTTTGTCACTGAGACCGAAAGCGGTATTGAGGTGTCTGTCGAAGACCCATCTTCTAACAGCCTGACCTTCCTGTTCCCGAAGGTAAAGTTCAACGCTGC